GGCAAAGGAATTAGCTTAGCTTACGATTTAATAGTGCAAAAACAAGAAAGCATTAGAAAAATTTTCTTTTTAGATAAGTTATCGGTTTTAGACGATCCAAGAGCCACCGCCACTCAAATCCTAGAATTAAGAGCAGAAAGTTATAGAATCATGGGAAGCATTGCAACTTCCTTGCAACAATATTTAGAATCAATATTAAATAGGGTTTATGATATATTGTTTGAGCTTTCTTATGCTCAAGATGGCAATTTTACATTATTACCAGATGCACCATTCCCAGAAATGCCCGAAAAAATGAAAGGCACTATTGATGAAGCAACGGGCAAACAAACCTTTCCTAAAATGAAAATTGAGTTTATTAATCCAATAAACCAAGCAAATCAATTAGGAAAAAACAATGCAGTTGATGTTTATTTATCGTCAATCATGAATTTAGCACAAGCCAACCCTTCAATTTTAGATGTTATAGATTTTGACCAAGTAGCTAGGACTAAAGCTGATATTTTACAAATTGATCCGAAATTAATTAAAAATCAAGAAATAATTGACCAAGAAAGACAAGCAAGGCAACAGCAAGTAGCACAACAGCAAGAAATGTTAAATGCTAACACCGAAGCAAGCACTTTAGCAACAATGAAACAAGCGGGGTTATAATGACAAATGAAGAATTAGAATTATATAAACAAAAATTAGAAGAAAGGCACCAAGTTTTTAATGATGTGTTTAATTCGCCATCTGGTCAAGTTGTTTACAAAGATTTAAGAAATTGTTTAGTTGTTAATCCAGAATTAATAACTAATCAAATGACAAATGATATTGAAAAATCGGCTTTAATTCAAGTAGGAATGAGGGTTGCTTTTCAATATATTGACAATTACTTAAATTATAAAACAATCAAAAATTCATAAATTATGACAATAGAAAATCAAACTACTACTCAAGCAATTTCTACACCTGCACCTCAAGAAAACACACAAACCGCACCAATTCAACAAACCACAACACCAAATTTTGATTTAAATTCATTTTTTCCTGAAGATATTAGAAAAGATGCCGATTTTGAAAGACTTTCTAAAAATTTTCCTAAAGATTTACAAGCGATAGCAAAAGATTATTATCACAAAAACAAACATTTTGGCAAGGCTCGTGATGTTGTAAAAGCTGAAATTGAAGCTGAATTAAAAGCAACACAACAATTTAAACCTGAAGATTACCAAATTCAACTTCCTGAAGGTTATGTGATTGAGGATAATATCATAAATACAGCCAAAACTAAAGCTTTAGAGCTTGGAATTAAACCCGATGTAGCACAACAATTTCTTAATAGCATTTTTGAAGCTGATAAAACACTAGAAATAGAGTTAGAAAAAAAACAATATGAAGCTAACAAACAAGCCCTAGAAAATATTAAAAAAGAATGGGGTTTTGATTATGAGCAAAGGGCAGATACTGCCGAAAAAACTTTAATGAATTATATATCGCCTCAAGAAATGGATTTTATCCATACTTTGCCACTTAATCAAAAAATTATTATTTCAAAAATAATGGACAAAGTAGCCTCAAAAGTTGGCGAGGGTTCCATTGGTGTTGTAAAAGAAAATGTTATGACCGAAATGGATTTAAAAGCTAAAGTCAAAGAAATTCAGGAGTCAACAATGTTAGAATCGATTAAATTAAGTAAAATTGATGAACTTTATCAACGATTTTATAATAAACAATAAAATGAAAAAAAATTATAAATTTGACTTTACATATTTAAGCGATAGCAAATTAAAAAATAAATTAAATGAAGCTATTTTTAGAAAAACACAAGAATGTTTGTATAAAATATTTACAGAAAAAAAAGTAATTCCATTAGAATCAAATTTAAAAAAATTACACGATATTATAAAAAATTATAAAGAAAAAAATAATAATGAGAAATTTTTTGCACTTTATAATTTTAATAATGTCAATAATATTAATATTGACCTTGTTAATAACATTAATTTAATATCATTTTCTAATTATACAATTTCCGATACAATACATATAAATAATTGTTTTTTGTATCCAAAATCACTTATTTTTTATAAAAATTCTGTTAAAGTTTTGCAAAAAAAAGCAGGTTATGAATATAGGGTTTCTATTTTTATTAAAATAAACAATAAATTACTTATTGACATTAAAATTTAATATTATATTTTATATTTAAACATTGTCCGATGTAAAGTAAAAGGGAGCTTATAAAATAAGTCTTTGAAATTAAGGGTAGCAATTAGGAGGGAGCAATCCCCGATTTTTATTATTTTTAAATTCAAAATTTATTTTATATGTCATCTACTATGAATCAAATACACACCAAGGCTTTTAGCGATATGCTAATCGAAGCGGTGCAAGTTCAACAATCTGCACTAGAATTTGCTTGTGCAAGAAAAGAAATCTTTAAAGGCGAAGCTTTATTTTTTAACAAAATAGGAACAACCGAGTTAAAGAAAAAGGACGGAACAAATCAAAATACTATCTTTTCTGATATTGCCAACACTAGACGAAAAGTTTCATTTGATACTTTCAACGATGCCGTTGCTATCAATCGTTTTGATACTGATAGATCAACAATTGTTGGCTTAGACACTGGCTATCTTAATTCTTTAAAATTTGCCGCTGAAAGAAAAAAAGAAGAAATTATTGTCAATGCCGCTACTGGAGTTGCTTATGAAGGCAAAGAAGGAACTACTTCAGTTTCTTTCCCCGACTCAACAAACACTGTTTATCAAGACGGAACTGCAAGCTCACAAGGTAATACTGGAGGCAATGAAGGAGGAACTAAAACAGGCTTAATTGCTGATAAAATTTTACAAGGTTTATTTCTTTTAAGAAAGAACATGAAAACTGGCAATATTAAAGAAAAAATTTATTGTGCCATTTCTGCCGAAGAAGAATTGCAACTCTTACAAGATAATAAAATTATTAATCGTGATTATACTGCGGGACAAGCTCTTGATAAAGGTATTGTTGGCTCTTGGTTAGGTGTCAATTTTGTTAGAACTGAACTTTTAAGAATGCCTGAAAATTATGTTCGTGAAGTGCTTTTATTCACTGACCAAGCAATTGGTTTGGGTTTACCTGGCGAAGTATTCTTAAGAGCTGGCGAAAATCCTGAAAGACAATATCAAAATCAAATGTATATTGAGTTAAACTTTGGTGCAACAAGAGTTGAAGACGAAAAAATCGTTAAAATTCGTTGCAAAAGCTTATACAAAACTGACGGAACTAAATAATCATTAATCTTAATTTTAAATATATAATTTTATGGCTGTAATAAATTCAAACGAAATAGTGAACTTAGCAAATCTTGCTTTAGTTCCACCAGTTATGCCACAAGCGAAAACTAATGGAGGACAAATTCATTCCATTACTTCAATTGTTACCATAGCTACAACTGACAATGCTACTTCAACTTGGAGAATTGCGAGACTTCCTTCAAATGCATTGCTTCACCAATTAGTAGTTTCAACAACTGCTCAAACTAATAGCACTGATTTTGATATTGGTATTGCCTACAATCCTGATAAAGCTAGTGGTGCGGTAATTGATGTAGATTGTCTTGCCGAGGCTTTGACCTTAGCAACTGCAAGTCGTTCATTAGATGGTTTAAAAGATGTTAGCATCGCTAATTCTGCCAAAGAACTTTGGGAATTGGCTGGCTTGACTGCTGACCCTAAATGTAGCTTGGATATTCTTTTAACTGCAAATACTATCGGCACTGCTGGTGGCACTTGTGGTTTTAAAATTGAATACAAAGTGTAATGACTTCAAAAACTGAATTATGCAATCTTGCATTATTAAAGTTAGGTAAGGCTAGGGTTCAAGACATTGACACTGACCCTAGCCAACAAGCTACTGACCTAAAACTTGTTTACGATTCTGCATTAAACCAGATTTTAAATGAAGCCGAATGGTCGTTTGCGGTGCGGAGGCAAGCTTTAAACAAGCTTACCGAAACACCGCTTTACCAGTGGAATTATAAATTTGCATTGCCAACAAATCCCGAATATATTAAACTTATTTCTATCGAAAATGACCCTGATTACACAATAGAGGGCAAGTATATATTAACCAACACCGACAATATTAAAATTACTTATGTTGCCCGCATAACAGACCCAACAGAATATACAACTGGCTTTAAAAATGCTTTTGTGTTATTGCTAGCTACAAAAATTTGCTATAATTTAACTGGATCAGATAGTAGAGAAAAACAATTAATAGCTGAATACCAAGAAGCTTTGTATCAAGCTATGACACAATTTAAAGCAATTAGAAACGAAACCCCTTTAACCTCTAATTCATGGATAGATATTAGACAAAATGGCTGATCTTGATGAAATACAAACTAGGTTTAATGCTGGCGAACTATCGCCTAATATTGATGGTTTAGTTGATTTTGAGCCTTTTTTTAATGGCGGTTCTATTGTTGAAAACTTTGATGTTCACCCTCAAGGCTGGTTATTTCGTAGAAAAGGCACTAAATTTGTAAATGAAGTTAAAGATTCAACCAAAAAAACTCGCATTATAAAATTTAAATACAATGTTGACCAAGTTTTAATTATAGAATTAGGAGCTGGTTATTTTAGATTTTATTATCAACAAGCAGTAGTTTTAAGTTCTGGCAACCCTTATGAAATAGTAAATAGCTTTAGTGAAAACGACCTTGATTATATTAGATATGTTCAAAAAGATGATGTTATTTGGATGGTTCACCCTTTAAAAGGATTTTATAAATTAATACGAGTTAGTAATTCTGATTGGACATTTAATCAAATTGATTTGCTTTATGGGCCATACCAAAAAGAAAACATTTTACAAACAAGAACTTTAAAAATTAGTGGTATATCTGGGAATAATTGCACATTAACAGCCACAGGTTCCAATCTTTACACATTTACCGCAAATCATGTTGGTTCTTTAATGCTAATGAGAGACGGCACAAGTTATAATTATTTAAAAATAACAGGTTTTACCAACTCTACAACAGTTTCAGCCACAAGTCAAAAAACAATTGATTCAGGTCAACAAAACAAAGATTTATACACTTGGAGCGAAGGCGAATTTGGCTTACATCGTAGCTATCCAAGAGCAATTACATTCCACGAGCAAAGACTTGTATTAGCTGGCTCAATAAATGAAACTCAAAAAATATGGTTTAGCAAATCTGCTGATTATGAAAATTTTGATATAGATTACACTTCTTTAACTGCCGATGATGGATTTAATCGAACAATTGCCAGTTCAACTAACGATTCTATTTTATGGTTATTTAGTGATGAAGTTTTGTTAATTGGTTGTAGCGATAGTGTTTGGAGAGCAAAGCCTTCAAATAATTCTGCTGGCATGTCAAACACTGACATTGATTTAAAAAGACAAATTGCCTTTGGTAGTGAATGGGTTGACCCTGTTTATTGTGATGCAACCCCTTTTTATTTACAACGAGGCAAGCAAAAGATAAGAGGTATTAATTACACAAATGCCGAAGGGAAATATAAAGCACAAGACATTAGTATTAGAAGCGATCATATTACCGAAAGTGGCATTAAAAGATTTGATTACCAACAAAATCCAATTTCTACAATATGGGCTTTAAGAGAAGATGGGCAAGTTGCAAAATTTGTTTATGAAAGCGATCAGGAAGTAAATTGTTGGACAAGATTTAAAACTAATGGCATTGTTGAAGATATAGCTATTATTCCATCAACTAAAGAATATGATGAAGTTTATTTATTGATAAAAAGAACAATAAACGGCACTACAAAAAGATTTATTGAGGTTTTGGAGCCTAATTTTAGTTATAATGATTTAAATTATATTTATTTAGATTCATCGTTGACTTATAATGGCACACAAAACACAACATTAACAATTGGAAGTGGAATTGCGACCGCTGGTAGTTCTATATTTTCTGCCTCAAGTGTTGGTAAAGAAATAAGAAATTTAAATGGAACTGGTAGGGCAAAAATTACCGCTTATAATTCAGCAACCGAAGTAGCTATAACAATTACAAGAGATTTTAGCACAAATAATCTTACTGCCAACAATTGGGCCATTGCTATTCAAGAAGTAAGTGGATTGACTCATTTAATTAATGCTAGTGTTGAAGCAAATGGCGATGGAGCAACCGATCCTAAAGCTAAAATTGTAAATGCACAAGGTAAAATAACCCTTGATAATTTTGCCTCAATAATTCATGTTGGCTTAAATTATAACTCAACATTTACATCTTATCCAGTCGAAAGTAAAAAATTATTACAAAATGTAGGTTCTCAACAAAATAAACTCTTGAGAATTACAGAATTAGCTATAAAGTTTTTTAAATCAAGAGCTGGATTAATTAATATTGACGATAAATCAATACAAATTGTTGCCAGAGAGAATACCGATAATTTAAACTCTGTTCCATCTTTTAAAGATGGAATTAAAAAGGTTTCCGTTGCTGGTGATTGGGGCTATGATAGAAAATATAGTATTATACAAAATGAACCACAAGCAATGAATATTAAAAATATAACTTATGAGGTAAATATCTAAAATGGTAGCACCTTTTATTTTCGCCGCTGGGGCCACATTAAATTTAGGCAGTAGCATTTATGGGGCGAATATGGCAAAAAAAGACCTTAAGCGACAAGCAATGGCTTTGGAAGACCAAGCAAGACTTGTTGAGGAGCAAGGTCAATTTCAAGCCATACAAACCGCAAAACAATTTGATTCATTGTTAGGCGAGCAAAAAGTATCTGTTGCGACTAGTGGTGCCGAAATGGAAGGTTCTGTTTTAAATATTTTTGACAAAACTATTGCTGACAAAGAACAAAACATTGCAATAATTAAGAAAAATGCCGAAATTGAGGCAAGTTTATTAAGACAACAAGCCATGCAGGCTCGAAAAAAACGAAAAAGATTATTGCCTATGGCGGTTGTTTCAAGTTTAGGAAATATTGGGCAATCCGCTTCAAGCATTCAATGGGGAAAATAAAATATGCCAAAAATACCTGAATCATATGGAATAGTAGCAAATCCAAGTTTTAAGACTACTATGGCAATGCCAGATAGCGAAACATCACAAATGACCGCTAGAGTTGGCGAGCAATTAAGTGGAAATTTAATAAATATTGCTGGTCAAATGCAATATCAAAGTATAAAAGAGCAAGAGGCTTTTGATACGGCACAAATTATTGATTTTAAAACAAAGCTTGCTACTTTTGAAAACGAAAAAAAAATTGCTTTAGCTGAATTACCAGCAACAGACCCGACCTTATTTGATAAAACCAAAAAGGCTTTTGAAAGTGAAAGGGCTAGCTTTATTAATAATTATACTAATCAATATAAAGATAATGCTAGACTATCAAGTTTAATTAAAAGACAAGCTGATGTTGAGGCGGTAGATTTTAATTTTGATGTTGATAAAACTTTATTAAGCAAAAAAAGGGAATATGGCACTAATAAAATTTATGAAGGAATTTACTCTATTAATCAAAGATTGGAGAAAGGCGGAAATCCTGCTAAATTATCAAATGAATTAAACACAATATTACAAAGTGGTTTAAAAGCTGGGTTAATTGATCAAAATGATATTAATCGAGAAAAGGAAAAACAAAAAGCAATTATACAAGAATTGCAAATTCAATATGAAAAAACTAGACAAGCTAATTTAGTTGCAAGTGGGCAATTGATTATTAATCCTAGCGATGCTAATGATAAAAAAATCGGAGATTTGGCATATCAAAAAATATTAACAAATAATACAAAACAAGGCATTGATCCTATTGTATCAACAATGAGTTTTATTCAAAAAACGGGCTATATTCCAAGTGAAGTAAAAAACATCTGGAACTCTCAATTAAATGTTGGAAATCCACAACAAAAATTAGAAACAGCATTAAATATAGCTAATTTAATTGAGGTAAACTCAAGGTTGCAAAATCAATTTAATTCTGATGATATAAATTTTGCAATGGAAATAAAAAAAAGGAGTCAAGGCGGTTTGCCAGCACAACAAATAATTGAATATTCGGAAAAAGAAATTAGTAAATATCAATCAATGGATAGAATTGCAAAATTGCAAATTTTTAATGAAAAAGATTCAAAAAAAAATATTGAAAATAATTTTGAAGATTTTATTGATGAAAATTTTAAACCAATTTTTTCTTCTAATCCAACAATTGAAGATAATTTAAAAATAACTTTTGAACAAATTGTAAAAGATCAATTTGTTAATAACAAAAATGCAACTTTACCAGGAAGTGTTGAATATGCTAAAAATGTTATAAAAAATGAATATACTATAACCGACATTGGAAAAAAAAGATTAATGAGATATGCACCTGAAACATTTTTTAGCAAATACAATAATGGCGATACTTCATGGATAAAAGAGCAATTTGCATACAAAATAATTGAAAATAAAGCAGTTAACAGCTTAAAAGAATTAGATGATGATTTTACCTTAATACCACATCCTAATTTTATTGCTGGAGGTAAACCATCATATTTTGTTGCTCATAAAGTTGGCGATTATGGAAGAGAAGAGGTAATTTTAGGTGCAAATAATCGACCTATAATGTTTACACCAAATATAGAAGAAGCTGATTTTTATAAAGAGCAAAAAAAACAATTTGAAAAAGACACTAAGACACCATTTACTAAGGAAGAAGCTTTAAACATATTGGAAGGAAAAGCAAAAACTGGCTTTAAAAATAAATCTTTAACACCTCCGATAACTAATGAAAATATAAAAAAAGAAGCAATAAAAAACACATTAACAATTAATAAAGAAATTCAAAACATAGATGAAAAAAAGCCGTTATCCGATTTGCAAAAAAAAGTTAATAATTATCTTGACAAAATTAATATTTACAAAGAGCAATTATTTGGCACAGACACACCTTTACCTCAAGATAAGCCATTTGAAGAAACTAGATTTGGTAAATTGCTAGATAAAAATATAGGAACGATACAAAATATTAAAAATACTGCTGAAGGCATGGGCAGAAATATAAATCAATATTTAGATTCAATAGATACTCCACTACCTCAAGATAAGCCATTTGAAGAAACTAGAATAGCTAAAATAAATAAAGAAAAAATAGCCAACATATTTAAAAATTTACAAAAAAGTCAAGATGAAATTAAAAAATTAACTGCCGAAGAAGCGGAAATTGATAAAATGGCTAAATATGTGGAAAATTTTAAAGAAAATCCAAACAATAAAGAAATTAAAATTGTAAAAGAAAAAAATGAAAAAATTAAAAATTGGCAAGAAAAAATGTCAAAATTTAGACAAGATTTTTCTAATTACAATAACGAATTATCAAGTGAAGTAAATAAAATTGGTGCATCTTTTGGTCAATATATAGGTGGTGTTAAAGAAAGAATAATGAATCCTAAAAAAGCCGAAATAAAAGAAGAAGAAATCGCTTTTAAAGAAGCTGAAAAATTTATTAAAGAAAATCCGCAAATAGAAAAATTGGCAAAAAAAGCGATTAATGATTTAACTGAATATGGCATTGAAGATAGTTTATCGGTAAAAGCTTACAAAGAAGCTTTGCAAAAAATTAAGAAAACTAATCCCAAAGCATATAAACAACTAAATAAAACTTTTGAAGATTATGTTTATACAACACGAATACAAAAAAGGGCAGTTTCCGATAATGCTTTAAAAAAATTAAAATTAAGCAATGATTATTTTGCTAAAGGTTTGCAAAATGAAACAGATTATATTGATATAAAAATACAAGAACTTAAAAATACAGACAATGCCAATTGATTCACGATTAATAAATAAAGAAGCTCCAAATCAATTAGAAGACCAAATACTTATTACTGGTAAAGCTGAAAGCATTTTAGCTGGTGGAATGTTTGGAACTCCCGACCAACCCGAAACTGCAAGCCCCTATTTAACTCAATACAAGGCTGAACCGCAAGAAGATTATTCTTTTGGTCAAATAACACAATCGTCTTTTGAACAAGAAAACACGGTAGGGTCAACTATTTTAGATACACAATATAATTTTATAAATGAGGTAGATCCAAATTTTGATCCTATTAGTTATGTTTTTGACGAAATAGATAATTCAATTTATGCACCATATAGCGAAGAATTTTTAAATTTTAAAAATCGGAAAGATGCGGATTTATATAAACAAAAATTGCAAAGAGAATTTAAAAACAGGGAAGTTTTAGCAAATAGTGGTTTAACTGGTTTTGCAATGGGAATGGCCGCTGGAATTTTAGACCCAATTAACTTACTTCCCATTGGTGGCGGAGCTTACAAGGCATATAAAGCAGGTAAATTTATAAAAGGAATTGGTTTAACCGCTGGTGCTGGTGCGGTTGGTATGACTGCAAGCGAAGGAATTTTACAAGCAACTCAAGAAACTAGAACTCTTGAGGAAAGTGTTATTAATATTGGAGCTGGAACAATCCTAGCTGGTGCTTTAGGCGGTGCAAGTGCAATGCTAACAAAACGACAATTTAATAAACTAGCTAAAAAGCTTGAAGCTGATATACAAAATGAAACTTCTGATTTTCAAATAAATCCCGATACTCAAAAATTTGAAATAAAACCCGATTCTGCCAGTGCGGCCAGTGTTGCTGAATTTGAGTCTTTAAGAAAATATTATGATGATGTCTTAACTCCTCAATTAAAAGCCGAAGGTAAAGAAATTCCAAGTTTTAAAGATTTTAAAAAACAACAACAATCTCTGGAAACAACACTTACTCAAGATATTGCCAAAGCAATCAAAGGCGAAAAAATATTAAAAAAAATTAATGCAATAGATAAATTAAACCCTATTCAAAGACTTACTCAAACAAAATTTGCTACAGCACCTAAAGAAATTGCTGAAAAGTTAATGAAAACGGGTTTAATGTTTCAAAAAAACAAACTAGGTATTGCCTCTGCCCAAAGTGCCGAAATATCTAAAAAACAATTACAAGCAACATATTTTAATAAATACAAACCTGCCGAAAATGAAGCTTGGTATAATTTTAAAAAAAGAGTAAAAAAAGAAGGTGCAAAAAATACTATCGAACAAAATATAAAAGATGCTACCCAATTCTATGAGGAATTGTCGAGGTCATTAAGAAACGGTGATGTTAGTGATATACCAGAAATTCAAGAATTAGCCAAAAACGGCAGAAACGAAGTTTTAAATAAATTAGGTCAAGAAGCTGTTGATGTTGGCTTGCTAAATGAAAGAGTTTTAAAATCTAAGCCAAAAACTGCTGAAAGTTATTTTCCTAGGCTTTTTAATAAATTAAAAGTCATTGCTAGGGAAAATGATTTAAGGGGGCTTTTAACTGATACAATAAAAACAAGGTTATTGCCAAATATAAAAAGAGTTTTAGCGGAAGAACAGCTCGAAATTATAGATGATATTTCTGTAGTTGAAAGAGAAATAAGCACTTTAAAAACTAAATTAGATAATTTAGATGGGCAACCAAAAGAGGTTAAGGATATGGTTAAGGAAAAAATTAATAAATTAAATGCAAAACTTAAAAAACTAGAGAATAAAAAAACTGAAAATGAAGTTTCAATTAGATCAAAATTTGAAGAAGTCGGCGATGAAGACCAATACATAAGTGAAATTGTTGATGATATTGTCAATACTTTAAAAGGCGAAGATAGATTGGGTTTAGTTGACGATTTAGGTATTAAAGTTGGTAAAAGAGGGCCATTAAAAGAACGAACCTTAAATTTTATTCAAGATAACGAATTAGA